ATGTAGATACAGGTTTGTTCGCATCGCTTGTATTGTCTACATTTCCTAGTCCTATCTGTGTAGGAGTAGGGAAAGACATTATAGGATTATTAGGGTCTGCATTATCTACACCATCACCTAGAACGCTAGTTACTTTATTAGCATCTAAATCACTGATAGCCCCAGTAACCGTAACCCCTCCATTCTCAATTAATTCAATTTCAGTTCCATCTAATACTACTACACCCTCTTTCCCATTAACTGATTCAACTCCACCTACTACCTCACAACCTAAATCGACTTCTATCATTAGTATATTACTTTAAATTTTCCTTCAAACAAAGTGCCTTTAATATTGGCATCTACCTTATCATATAACTTTAGAGAATAAAAATAGTCTCCTACCTTTAACTCTAAATCTGTTTTATTAAATGTTATTACATTATCTGTAAATATCATTTGACCTGAATCCGTTGTTAGAGTTTGTAGTGTTGCGTCTTGCTTCCTATACTTAATACTAAGAACACCATCATAATCCTCCACATTTAACCCCACACCGCAAGCTTTTGAAAGCCACACCTTTATATAGTTACCTTGTAGAAACGTGAAAGTGTCATCTTTAACCCATTTCATATCTAAATTATATGGGATTATATTATTAAATTCTTCCATTAGTACTTACCTATTGATGAGAAGTTGAAACCTGCTTTCTGTGTATTACAGCAGTCTAAGAATAAAGGGTATATATCTGTGTTACACTCTAAGAAGTTTGTTAGATTGTTTTGATAAAAGTTAGACTTAGCCTCATTCTCTGCTATAATATCTTTTAACTCCTCTCTTGTTACTTGCTCTGTGTTGTCTCCTATTAACTTAATTATACCCGTGCTAGTTGATCGCTTACCTGCCGTAGTTAAGTAGTTAACATAGCTCGCAAACACTAATAGAGGTGTAACATAATCACTTAATAGCGTTTGATTTTCAGCAGTAAGAGTATCATCTAAGAATTGAGTATAAACCTCTTCGTATACAGAGGCACACATAGTCCCCTTCAATACTCTTATTTGTGCATCTAGTATAGCAGGGTTAAGCTGCTTCTCTTCTATGTTTTTAGATATATCTACCCAGTAGGTAAAATCATCTAAGTTAATTAGTAATTTCCTCATTATTATCTTCTATTTCTTCAATTACTTCTACTGCTCCGAACTCTTTTAAATCAAACTCAAAAGGAGTAATATTTACTGGCTCTACTTGATTAACCCAAATACTATTTTTAAATAGCATATCGTAAGTACGCTCTAATTTATTTTGTCTTTTCTTAATCCTACCATGCATTAACGCAACGGCATTACTAATCTCTTGACTAGCTCCTAACTTACCTGCTGTTTGTATGTTACCTAATACAGGAGGCACACTACAAGCTATTACAATATTATCTACTGCTAAGTTTTGAAGGGTTACAAATAAAGCATCGTTTGCATTTGTTGGAAAGGCTGCTATTTCAGGGAACTCGTCTTTAACGTCACTCCAGGTAACAAGTATCTTACCACCTTTAGTGCTTCCAGAAAATAGATTACCCATCTTTTCATCAAACGCTTTACCGACTGTTTTAGTAGTAACCTCTACGCCTTCACTATTAGTCGTAGTTTCAAATGCTTCATTAGGGTCTCCTACCATCTTAATCATCCCACCTAAAAAGAAGTTATTATCTAGGTTTTGATTATGAAACTCACCTACTTTCTCCTCTACTGCCATCCATCTATATCCACTCCAGTAATAAGGAATAGGATAGAACTTATTTTGTGGCCTTTGTTCTTTTACGAATAATATTTGACCTTTATATTCTAGCTGTTCATCCTCTGGTAGCTCCTTATTAACCTCTATAATATCCTTCATCTCTGCTAAAGGTGTATTAGGATTGTATACAGGGAAAATTACAGTATCATCTTCTTTGTAGTCATCTGTCCCAAAGTAAGGATTGTAATAAATGTGGCTAATCTTACCCGTTTCTTTGTTTGGTATACCTAATCGACATAAATCAAAAGGCAACTTATTTATATACGAGATTTTACCTAGTGGATTATACCTAACATTAATATAGAATCCCTCAAAATATCCCTCATCTTGACTAACGCCATTATGAAACTCTGTAAATGTTTGCTCGTCATTAACTTTTACGTTATTTAAGCTCTCTTGCTCGAACCCGTCACCCTCTATAAACGAAATAATTGTATCAATGCAACTAGATGCGGTGTGAGAACCATCTACTGTGTCTAGTAAGAAGTTAGGGAAGCTATCAGCAGCACCAAACTCTATATAACCTAAAGAATCATTAATAGAAACCCTTGTATTAACCCCATCTGAAGGGTCGAAATTATACAATTTAGGTGCTTCCTCCTTATTATTAACCGTGTATGAACTTACTCCTTTAAACATATCGCTAAATATACAAATTTTTTAAGTATCTTTATCTTAAATTAACTACAAAAAAATATTATGAGAAACAATAGAGAGTTTATAGAGAAGGTAACTAAGAAGTTAGGGTACAATAAAAATAAGTATACAGTAGTAGAAGATAGTGGTGTATACGAAGAGATTAAAGAGGATGTTATAAATGCCTTAGATAAGGGTATAGTATTTATTGAAGGGGCTTGCATACCTAATAGTGCAGTTAATCAAGTAGTAAAGGAGCTTAATAGTATCACATGGGATAATGACAATGGCATAAGTATAATAGTTTCTGTTAATGCAGGAGAAAATGATACTATTAATATAAAAAGTCTAGGTGAGATTAATGCTTTCATAAACCTATTAATGAGCGTAGATGCTTTAAAACCAGAAATTGTAGAGCCAATTAAAGAAGAATCTTCAGAAGATTTAAAAGAAAGTACATCTTTAAAGGACGAATACAGAAAAAATCTACCTAACAATAAGATAGGTAGAAAGTCAGACGCTACACTCATTAAAGAATTAGAAGAGGCAGGGTTTAAAGTTTAAAGATAAAAGCCTAGTATTAATTTACTAGGCTTTTTTATATACTATATTTTTTATAAAGACCAAAACTAATACGTATATTTGTTGTATGGCAAATTATATCATAGTAGACAATACCAATTCATTTGTAATACAGAAAGATACGAATGATAGTTCTTACTCTAGGAACGACTTAAGGATAACTTTTAGTTCTGATAACGATCAAATACTTAAAATATACGATAAAAGCATAAATAATTATATACTCCACCAAATAGATTTAGGAGTAGATAGTGTAGATGTTGGTGGTGTTACCGTTTTTGTAGATGCTTTAGCACTATTCAATGCTTTAGAGCCTATTTTTTTTTTGATTAAGAAAGGAGGTGGTAATATAACTTTAGACAATGAAGTTATAGTAAATCAATCTAATGTAGCAACAACTTTAGGAGGTGTAATTGATTCTACTAAGGAATACTTTATAGATGGTATTATTGATTTGGGAACTACTCAAATAACAGTACCGCCTACTGGTATTACTTTAAAGGGATACAGTTTTGATATAAGCGGACTTACTTCTAGTGAGGATAATTATACTATGTTTATTAGTGAAAGTATCCCTATCGGGTCTGGGAATGTTTTAGGCTCAGATTATTTTATAGAAGTAAATGGTATAAGCTCTAAAGTTTATGAGCTTTATGATGCCACAGGCTTTAATGCTTTTGAATTTCAAAGAATAAATTATAATAATTGTACATCTTTGGGCAATCTCTATGATTATAGACAAGGTTTAGAAGGGGGTACTGGTAGATTTGGAGGAAGCCCAACACTTACTTTGCATGGGCTGTGGCGTGGAGGTTTTAGGGTGACTACTTCAATAGTACGAAGTTTAGCAGGGACAATGACTGAGCCACTATTTAAAGAGGGTGTTTTGTTTCAAATGAATAGTAGATTCTTAACAGATATAAATTGCGACCTCCCAACGCTTGCCTCTTTTACTAACTTTAGAGCTTTGAATTTCCCAAACCCTAATACTATACAATTACAAGGGATGGAGCTTACAAGGGATGGTCTATATAATTCAAACGACACTAATTTAACTCCTAACTTATCCCAAGATGAATTACCATGCTATTGGAAAAACAATAATGGATTACCTAATACATTTGTTGGGGGTACTGCATTATGTTTAATTGAAGGACAA